AATTTTGAGTCATATGCTGATTTTCTTAAGGAGCATGACATCAAAATAACTCCTCCCGACAAAAGCGAAGATTCTTTTATCTTCATGGATGTTGAAGATGCTGATTTTCTGAAAAGGAAGTCTAGTTATATTGAGGAGTTGGGTGTGAAGATAGGTAAGTTAGACGAGGACTCTATCTTCAAATCTCTACATTCAAACCTTCGATCCACCTCAGCATCACCAGAAGAAGTAGCGGTGAGCTGTATCGAAGGGGCCATGCATGAGTGGTTCGCACACGGACGTAGTGTGTATGAAATGCGTCAAAAACAAATGAAACGGGTTTGCAATCGTGTAGGTCTCCCCGTACCAGCTGTAGACGTGACTTTTGATGAGAGGGTGTCTCATTGGAAGGATAAATATGTAAATAAGAAATAGACCGCACACTTTACTTTTTCCTGTAAATAATTGGCGTAAGGAATCTCCGCGAAGTCTTAGAGATTCCATTTGGCCCTTTGGTGGTTACTCGGATAAACCATTAGTATCAGAAGATGCGCCTGTAAATAATTTAGATATATATGATATAATACATTCTACATTGATGAATATGTGGTTAGGTGTATTTTTAGATGAATACCACAATATAGATTACAACGAAGAAGATGAGGAGGAACACGAGCCCAGTTTCCTCCGTGATGTGTGGGACGAAATCAAGTACGTCATGCCTCAAGCTGATGAACAAAAGGTTAGTCCTGCGGGCACCGGTGAACAACATCAGACAGTAAAATTTCATGATACCCATCCAGGGTATGATCTGTCAACAAAAACAGAAGCAGATCAATTGTCCCGTCAATTTTTCCCTGATGATGTTCCTTTGGATCAATATTTTTCTCGACCAATAAAAATTTACGAATCCGTATGGAACGTGAATGGTGTGATAAATAATGGATTTTCCCCTTGGCAACTATATTTTCAGAATAACAGGATAACAAATCGTCTTTCCAATTACAGAATGATGAGATGTAATCTTAAAGTGAAAATTATGGTGAATGGTACTCCATTTCACTATGGCAGATTGTTGTTTTCATACTATCCTCTTCCTAATGAGGACGGCTACACTAAAACACGATTCGCAATTCCCGAGGATGTGGTGGCTGCATCTCAGCGGCCTCACATTTGGATAGATCCTACAAATTCACAAGGAGGAGAGCTAACACTCCCTTTCTTTTGGCCAGAAAATGGAATTGATCTACCAACTGGATTATTCGATTCTATCGGTCAAGTTGTTTTTCATACTGTTAATCCGCTTAAACATGCTCTAGGAAAAACTTCACCTGTTACCATTCAGGTGTTTGCCTGGGCAGAGGACATGCACTATGCTATTCCAACTGAGTGGGACATTGCCTCCATTTCCCCTCAAGCCGACGAATACTCCAAGGGTCCAATATCTCGTACTTCAACAACAATAGCAGCAGCTGCTGGTTTGTTGTCCAAGATTCCAACAATATATCCTTTTGCAAAGGCAACACAACTTGCTGCCAATGCTGTAGGAGGCATTGCTTCCCTATTTGGATATTCGAATCCTCCTAATTTAGAATCTAGTGTATATAAACCGATGACTAAATGTAATCTTGCTGTGTCTTCAGGTTTGGATGACTGTACAAAGTTAACTCTTGACCCAAAGAGTGAGACAACTTTGGATACACGATTACTAGGTCTTACAGGAGAAGACGAGATGACAATAAATAGT